GGAATCAAATTGCTGATATTATCACAAAGCCTAAATACTACAAAGTAGAAATTAAAGGAGTTCCAGTAGATGTGATTGATATAGCAAATGCTTATAATTTATCCTTTATGAAAGGTAATGCTATTAAATATATTTTAAGAGCAGGTAAGAAGGATGCTTTAGTCCAGGACTTAAAGAAAGCTATTGAATGCTTACAAAGGGATATTGATTATGAAAGCGGTAAGTAGGAATATTACTTTATTTTGGTTAAATTTGCGAAAGGAACTTAATGTTAGTTTAGATTATGGCAAAGAAATCAAAAGAAATAAGCGAAGACTTAAATATAGAAGTAATACAAGAAATAGAGCAGGTAAACCCTTTGACTATTTCCGAGTGTTGTAAGGCTGAATATATCTCTTCAGGCACTAAAGTATATTGCTCAAAATGCAAGGCAGACTGCCGTTTAGAAAGACAAAAGAAACTAATTAAATTATGGAGTCCAAAAGCGTAATAATTCTATTGGTAGTAATTTTACTATCATCTTCTTGTAAGTCTAAAAAGCTGGTAGAAACTACAAAAGTGGATTCCGTTATAACTATCGTTCAAAAGGTCGAATTAGCTACCGATTCCAGCGATATAGAAACAACCGAAGAAATAGCTTATGTTTTTGACACATTAGTAAACCATCAGGTTACACCTTTAGAAGCTATTAGAGGCGATTACAAGTACAAACTCAAGGCAATCCATATAAAGAGACACATCAAGGAAAGAAAACGCTTACAGAGCCTTAAAATCGATAAGAAAGAAAACAAGGCTATTAAGATAGATAAAACTGTGGTCCAGGAAGAAAAACCAAAAGGAAATAACACTTTACTCTTAATCTTGGGTATTGGAGTAGTTGTTTACCTAATCCTAAAAAAACTTTAAAAATATTCTCTTTGATTATCAGCGAGTTATGATTTATTTATGGCTTTTATTAAAATATTGTTTGGATATATAATCTTAATTAAGATATTTGTTAAACCAAATCAAAAGAAATGATAAACTATCCACAAGAGCAATCATTTGAGCAAGGCTTGAAAGATGCAATTAACAAGCTAACTAATCAGCTACCAAGTGTACAAAAAGACCCTTATCAGTCAAGACAAGTGTACGCAAGAATCCAAGTATTTAAACGAGCCTTACAATTATTAGATGATTTACCAAAAACAACAAGCACTACAAATTAAGTCGCTGGGCATAGGGGAGACTATGCAAGTAGACAAACGAGAAGGCAATCGAATCCGAGCCTTACTATCGTATTACAAAACTTATAACGGCAAGACTTACTCTTGCAAAGAATTAACCAAAAATTGTTTAACCATAACCCGAAAAAAATGAAGAAGTTAAAAAATCCAATTATCCAAGATATTAACATAGTTGAGATAGACCATCAAGATACCTATTACACCGAATATACCGATGGTTTTATTATTTACCACCACAGGTTTAAACAAGCAGACCTACGCTTTTGGGTATTAGAAAACTACGATATTTCAAGAGGTCAAGTTAAAATAGAATTAGACCCTACTTCTATGGAGCAGGCAGAGAATCCTATTTACTTTACACAGGATGTAGAAGAGTTTATCAACGAGAACTACGAGGAATTGATTTTAGCAATCTTAAAGCAACCAGTGCTGGCTTGTCAATCTACTTTAGGTAGTGCTATTTATAACATTTGTAGACCACGATAATGAGCATTATAACCGTACACACATTCATTAATAATCCACCAAAGGAAAGTAAGTTGGATAAGTTAAAAAGGCTTTATAGGCAAACATTAGAAGATAGAAATTATTGTAAATCAGTACAAGCAATGTATCTTATTAATAAAGTTAAAGAAGCTGAAATACAAAGCGTTACAAACGATTACGAGCATCATATTTCCAAGCAAATAATTAAAAATAATTACTTAAATTTAATTAAATAATTAGTATCTTTAAAAACCAAAACAAGAAAACTATGTCACTATTAAAAATTCAATCGGAGCTAAAAGCACCTAAAAATCAATTTAATTCCTTCGGAAAATACAAGTATCGTTCTACGGAAGATATCTTAGAAGCTTTAAAGCCTTTATTACTCAAGTACGAATGTACTATGGTTATATCGGATAACATCAAAGAAAAAGCAAGTATTATTTATTGTGAAAGTGCGGTATTGTTAATAGACAAACAAGGTCAACGATACGAATCTTGCGCTTCTGCCGGTATAGACCCAAATCGTAAAGGTATGGATATTGCGCAGTCGTTCGGTAGTTCGAGTTCATATTCTCGAAAGTATGCTTTATCAGCTTTATTTCTTTTAGATGATACCAAAGATGCCGATGCAACCAATATGCACGATGCAGTCAAAATGGTTGAAGAAAAACTAAAGCCAACTTTAAAAGTAGGTACTGAATTGTTTGACAAATGCAGAGCAGGATTTCTAAAGGATGCAAAGAATTTAACTGCTATTCAAGAACGCTATTCTATGGATGCAGAGACTTTAAGACTTTTAACAAATAAGCCAAATGAAATACTTTAAAGCAAGACCTTCATCATTGGGGAAACTAATGAGCAAGTCAAAAAAGCCAGGAGAATTGTCTCAAACTTGCATAACTTATCTTAAGGAATGGTATGCTGGAGACAAAGAAGAACTATCTTCCAAGTATTTAACCAAAGGTATCTTATTAGAAAACGAAGCTATTGAGTTTGCATCCAAAGTTTTATACGGTGGTATTAAAGCCTATAAGAATGAAGATATTTACGCAAATGAATGGTTAGTAGGAACTCCTGATGTTATCCTTGAAAATTCTATTATTGACACCAAATGTGCTTGGAATAGAAAAACATTATTGGATTCAGCTTTAGAACTTGATACAAATTACCAGTGGCAATTAATCGGTTACCTTTTTTTATGTAATAAAGAGTTTGCTACATTATTTTATTATTTAGGCGATACTCCTGCTGCTGCTAATTATGGTGTCAAAGTAAGCTATTCACATTTAGAAGACTTTGAACGCTGGGTAAGCTACGAGTTTAAAAGAGATTTAGACAAAGAGCAAGAGATTATAGACAAAGTAGAACAATGCCGAGAATGGCTAAAGAATTACGATGCCGAGATACAGGCAAGAATAGGAACAAGAATTATAAACCTTTAAAAAAAATAAAATGGCAACAATTATTAATGCATCTATTGATGTAACAAAAATCGACAGAACAAAATTAATCAAAGAGAAGTATTTAAATCTTTCTATTATCGTAGATGACAAGAACGATAAGTTTGGTAACAATGTTTCAATTACTTTAAGCCAGTCTAAAGAAGAAAGAGATGCTAAAGCACCTAAAACTTATATGGGTAACGGTAAGGTAGTTTGGGGATTGGGTAAGTTAGAAGAAACACCTAAAGAAGACAATAGTTTACCGTTTTAATTAAAGAAATTGGTGCTGCTGCAAGCGTTCTTTTTGCACCAAAGATAAGAGGTGTCTGCGAACAATATTAGGGGAAAGTTTTACAATTTTAGCAGAGATTAACACCCAAGTACTAATGTGTAGCGTTAGTATTTTAAAATTATAAGAGATGGATTACATAGAAGATTACCAAACAAATAACATAACCATTCAAGACTTAAGTAAAAAGTATAATATCTCCGAGAAGCATATTAGAAAGGTATTTAAGGCAAGAGGTGTTAAGACAAAGCATAACCATATTAAAAAGGTAACGGTTAAAGCAGATAAGCTATTTCCTATCTTTTTAGCAGATTACCTGGATAATGGCTTAAGTATGCAACACTACGCTGATAAGTACGGTATAAGCAAATTTGCCTTAACATTAAGATTAGAAAAATACTTTAAATTACGAAGAAAATAGTTATATTTGCGTATAGTTTCATTTGGAGTCGAGAACAAATGAAATTACTAAATGGTTATCCAAATAACCTGAATCCTACCAAATCTCGACCTGGTGGGATTCTTTTTTTTATACATATGAAGTATTATCTACACGATAGCAATTCTTTTAGTGATGAAAAAGTAACAGAACTTTATATGGCTTATGGCTACGAAGGTTTAGGATTATTTTATACTGCTTTAGAGAAATTTGCTCAACAAGAAAAACCAATTAAAACTGCGGTGCTTAAAAGGCAATTAAACATCGGTAAAAAGTTGGAGAAATGCTGGTCATTTATGGAAAGTATCGGACTAATTTCATCAAACAATGGCGAAAGTTTCAACAAACAATTGCTAAAGTTTAGTGAAAACTACAAGATAAAAAAAGAAAAAAGTGCAGAACGGCTGAAACAATGGCGTGAAAATCAGCAAGTTACAGAAAATGTAACGCATTCAGAACTTGTACGAAACGCATCTAAAGTAAAGATAAGTAAAGTAAAGGAAAGTAAAGTAAAGGTATTACAAGTTATTAATCCTACTTTAGAAGATGTTATTATTTATTTTAATGAGAATGGTTACTCAAGAGAAGCAGCTACAAAAGCATTTAATTACTATTCAAATTTAGGTTGGAAAAATAGCAAAGGAAACGAAGTTATAAATTGGAAAAACACAATGCTAAACAACTGGTTTAAAGATGAGAATAAAAAGAAAGTACAAGCACCTATAATACCTACATTTTACTACTAATGGAGCATAATAACGATTTTAAGTTTGACCTGGAGTTTGGAATTTTAGGCGAAAAACTATTAGCAGAAATATTTACTAATAAAAAAGTAGAAGTTAAAAGAGATAAAATAGCATCTAATACCGGTAATTTAGCGGTTGAATATGAATCAAGGGGTAAGCCTTCAGGCATAGCAATTTCACAAGCTGATTGGTGGTGTTTTATTTTATCAGGCAAAATAGAAGATAAAATCATTATTATTATAGAATTAGAAAAATTAAAAGATATTTGTAGAATAGAATTTATTGCTAATAACATAAAAGAGATGGGAGATAATAATACTTCTAAAGCAGTCTTAATTCCAATCAAAAAACTAAATACCTACTAATGGACTTTATAAAACAATATAGTGATGTACAAGGCGAATTAGATTTGCTTTATGACACAGGATTAATCAAAGGCGAAACAATAGGTTTTCAGGATGTAGATAAACTAATATCCTTTAAAAAAGGGGCTACTTCTTACATCTACGGAACTCCTGCATCAGGCAAATCGGAATTTTGGTGGGAGTGTTTAATTAACTTATCAAAAAGTAAAGGTTGGAAGCATTTAATCTTTAGTCCTGAAACAGGAACTCCAGCAGAAATATTTGCCGAGATTATTCATAAATGGGCAGGTAAGCCATTTTTTGATTTGGATGGTAATAAGCTACAAAGACTTACTAAACAAGAAATGTACAGGTATGCATCAGAAGTTAGCCAATATTTTTACATTATGGATTTAGGAGTAAAAGATATAACTTTAGATGACTTCCACGAAGCGGTTGAGAAATACGGTGTTAAGTTTGACACAGTTACAACAGACCCTTTTAATGAAGTAAAGCACGATTTACACGGAGAGCAAAGAGATATGTATATGGCTCGTGTATTAGGTAAAATTAGAATGTATGCAAGGGAATACAATTACCACCATACAATTATTATGCACATAGCAAGGGAAACAGGAGCAAAGGTTATAGATGATGCAACAGGAATAAAATATTACCCACCAGCAGACCCACGATTTATAGATGGGGGCGAAACATCCTTTAGAAAGGGAGAACAAATGATTTGTGTATGGAGACCACCATTTGGAGTTTCTAAAGATGGAAACCCTTATCAAGGTAACGAAGTAAAGATTATAGTACAAAAGACAAAGCCAAAAGGCATAGGAGAAATAGGGGAAGCTACATTATTTTTTGATAAGTGGAAAAACTGCTACTACGAAGAAATTAACGGAAGTAAGAGTTATGCGGGAAATTATATTATATTTGAAAAACCAAAAATATTACCATTTTAATTATGACACTACAAGAATTTGCTAAACATTCGGAATCCAGGCTTTTTAGTTTAGAATTATTTGAGCAATTACCTATTCATAAGCTATCTTCGCAGTATTATGTGGAGGCTTTAAGAGAGATTATTAATTTAATTAACCCAGTACAGGACAAGAAATTTATTTTAAGCGATGAGAAAGTTACACGAGTTAAGTGAGCCATTAAAAGCTATTTTACAGGATGAACTTGAAAAAAGGATTCCAAAGACCGATTTTAGACAAGCTACTTTGTTTAGGATAGCAGATTTACTTTTAGTTATGCAAATAAAGCTATTAGAGGCAAATAAAACTAAAATTGATAGTAAGACCTACAAAGACAATCTTAATGCTTTAGAGACGCTTAATTTAGCTTTTGTAATGATGACTGATTTAGAAGGAGAAAATT